AATATGTATATTGCTTCTCCTCCACACATTTTCGAGAAATTGAAATTTCTTTGTGTTAGAAAGTATTTTACATGATCCATATAATTTCTATTCCTTAGAAATGATGAACCTCCTATTTCATTTATTTTGTTTTTTAGATATGTAGAATCAAAAGTAATGTTAAAGACTGAAGATATGTTTTCGGTCATATCATAACTATAGTGTCCTCTTTTTCTAGTGTTTGTAGTAGAGCAATTCATTGGTGTTGACTATAATTATACATACTTTATGAACTGTCAATATGAAAACAAAAAGGAAAGGACACCTTTCGATGTCCTTTCCAGTGCAATAATTTGTTTGTAAGCGTTTAGCTTGACTTGATAGACCTTAGAGGTATATCGCCTGAGCACCCGGTGTGAACGCTGTTCCTAACCCTTGGCATATAACCAAGTGATAATAAAGATTCGCACCAAATATGTGATCAACAACGCCATAACGGGTCATGAGTCCCACGCGAGGTGAGAAATCATTAGGCCCGATAGTGCGCTGCACCATCACAGGGATGTAAGGACAATAAACCAATCCAGTGTCGTAATACTCTGGGCCTTTATAGCCCAATAAAGCATAATCAATAGCACTGCGAGTATAACCTGCGCGAGCACCTTGTCCAGCAGCACCGTAAGGTGCTCCTGAACCATTAATTTGAGCTTCAGTTCTTGTATCACGATAAATCTGGAATCTTCCGCCAACTGAACCCACTTTAGCAATTCCTACTGGCGTTGTGTTAACGCTGCCAGTGATTGGTTGCCATGTGAAGTTCTGAAGGGTTTCGAGTATAGCGCAGATACGAGGTGTAGCAATAATGAAATTAGCTGCACCACGGCGGTTACGAATCGCAACACGGTTTGCTTCAACAACAATTCTGTTGTAGAAGTCCCTTGCGCGTTCTCCGCTCCAACGTCCGTCAGCAGATGCGGCATTCCAGATAGAAAAGCCAACATTTGATCCAGCGTTCAAACAGACTTGAATCATTCTCATGATCATTTCTCTGTCGATTTCCGCTTGGATTTCGTAGGACATTGCGTTTGTCAATTCGCTATCGATATCGATACCATTCATGTTTTTCAAGTCCTGTTCTAGCTCAACAGACCAGCGAGCAGCCAATCTACGAGTTCCTGCTTCAACAGCAGTTTTCTCGAAAGATATTGTCATTTGAGGTATGTTTGAAGTTAATTCAAATTGGCTCAATAGACGAGCTACACCACTGTCTTCAACGAGATTAGCGAAGTCGCCACCACCTGATAACTTCGCACTGGATGTTCCAGTGAAAGCTGTATTCAAGTAGTTGTAACCCATTTCTGAGCCAGTGCTGCTAACGTTCTGTTCGCCTCCTAATCCTAGTGATGCGCCACTACCATCGTAGCTTCCGCCACCTAATGGTGTTGCTTCGTATTTGTAACGTAAAGCAAATGCCAACCCAACAGGGCCAGTCATCGGCTGAACTCCCACGATCTCATTTGTGATGAGTTCAGGGAATGTGCGTCTGATCATTGGAATAAGAACTTTAGGTAAACGTGCATCGCCTTGAGCATAAGTATCACCAGAGAACTGAGTAGCACCTGATCCAGCATTACTGCCGAATACAGAACCATTACCGCCTCCAATATTACTTGCTTCAAAGCACCATCTCTCTTGGTTTTCAAGCAAGATAGCGGTGTTTAATCTCGTATGATCGTCTGTAATAGAGCGAACTTTGTCTGAAGTGTAATCCAATACTGGACTCCACTTTTCGACTAATTGTTCAGCCTTTACTTTGTCAATGTGTAATAGATTTTCCATAGTTTTATTTTAATTTGTGTCTCCTTTTTTTAATTTAGAGTTTTCGACCTTGTGAGAGCGGCGATTAGCGAGTAAGTCTGAGCTTACTACTATCCTTTCGCTGCATCTCGTTCAGATATCCGCCTACAGGTGACAATGATTGTCTTGTAGGATTGGATACAATAGCTGGAGCCTCGTCTGCGATTTCGGGGCGATCAATGGATTCTACAATCCTTCGATTTAGCACACTTTCTTTCACATCCTCGTCTTTATCAGCGATATCCTTTTCGAACATCTCAACTACGTATTGAAAATTCTCCTGAATAAACTCAGGTGATTTGTTCTTTAGCAGTTTGTTAACATGTGCTTTTGTGGCACTTGCTAACTTTTGTGTTTTTTGCTCAAGCAAGTAAGCAGATTCGGTCTGGTTCAATTTTTTGTTGAGTTCGACTTTTGCTTGCATTGCTTCATTTAATTCCTTTTTAAGGGAATCAATTGTTTTCTTACCGTCTAATAAAGCTTCTTTAACTTCATTATCGATATACTCTTCACTAATAGAAACTAAATCACGAATTTGATCTAGTGTTCTCTTAGATTTGATATTATCTACGGCTTCAGAAATTTGTGTGGTAGGTATATGTTTTTCGAGATAGACATCCAAATAATCGGAAATGTCATTAATCATACCTTCTTTATGTGCTGTTGCCTCTTCGTTCAAGAGGGTTTCATATTTTTCAATCACTGTCTCTAACATTGCAGTGTGTTTTTCGTCAATTGCTTCAATAGCCTGTTGGAATTTTCCGCTGTGGTCTTGATCAATTGCTTCAACTACTTTTTGTAATGCGATTGTGTGCTGTTCATCAATGTGTTCGACAACAGTTTTCATTTTATTTGCATGATCTTCATCGATAGATTGAATCGCTTCTTCTAACATTGAAGCATGTTTCTCGTCAAGTTTTGCTAATGAAGCTTCGAACTTGAATGCATGGTCTTGATCAATTGCTTCGACTAATTTTTCCAATTTTTCAGTATGATCAGCATCTACCTGATTTTTGAATTCTTCTATTTTCAGATTGAGTTCTTCGTCTTTCTTGATGTTGTTCGATTCAGCGATGAGTTTAGCTCTGTCTTCAACAGCAGTTTCAAATGCTTTATGAACGGTTTCTAATGACTCTTCACTCAAGTCTTTAAATTGTTCCTTTAAAAGTTCTTTAAAAGTATTCATGTGTTATATATTTATTTAGCGCAATCTTGCAAATTTTGTTGACTTGGAGGAGTTATTTCTTTACGAATTTTATTTTTTAACTTCTCTTCGACAGCATTATGTAGATTCTTATCAGCGTTGGCATAATCTTTATCCAACATGTTAACGATAAAATTTTTTATGGTTTCTTTTTCCTTGTTCATATTAATTAATTCCTTTTTTGATAGCGTTGATGAAACTTAAAAGTTGTTCTTTTAAATATTCGTCTCTATTTTTATTTGGAAGTGTTTTTAAATTTTTTTCCAATGTCTTGTAAGCGTCAATGGTGCATTCAACAATAGTTCCATCGTCTTTAATTGCCCATTCTCTGCTTTCCATTACAGATTCTAACATTGCATTTTGCACAGAAGGCTGATGAACAACGTCTAAGCATATTAAACGGAAATTGGAAACGTTTTTAACACCGCTAGTTTCATTGATTGTTCCTAATCCTCTTGTAGAGATTCCCATTTTGATGTTATCCTGAATGAAATTTTCTAATAATCTACCCATTGGTGTGCTCAGAACTTGAGATTTACCAATGAAGTAATTTCCGTTGCGTTTTAATTCGACAACTAGGTGACATGCATTAATAGGATTTATTTCGGTGCTTTGAGGATGATTCATTTCACCGATAGCACGACGAGTATGAATCATTTCTTTTTCGTATCTAGCAACTTCACCAATCATTTCATCAATGTTATATGACCTTCCGTTACCATTTGGATCACCAGCCATCATAAATGGGCCAGTGATGAAAGTTTTGCGTTCTCCTGTTTTATTTTTTTCTTCTACAAGGAAATCAATATCTTGATGGATATCTTCAACAATGAATTTTAATGACATATGTATAATTATTTATGCTATTCTGCATAATTTGTTTTTATTTAACCTATTAAACTTAAAAAAATATTATGTTTTTAGAAAATTTGTATGAAATTAAATGTTTACTTGACGAGAAACATTTAATTAAAAATTACCCAAGGAAAAACATAGGAGGGCAAGAATCCTGATATGAGTTCATCAATTCTTTTTCTAAAGTATCTTTTTCGGTTCTGCCTTCGTCTAATATTGAAGTATCTACGCTACCTCCTCCAAATAAGGATGTTCCGGCATATTTCTTTCTCACGTATCCAACTCCAATTTTTGTTGCCGCCAAAGCATGTCTCATCACCCATAGTTCTTGGACTAAATCTTTAATAGGTCTTTCCATATAACAACCGACTAATCCTAAATAACTTTCTTCTTTAATAGGTTCAGGTATAATTCTTAATGTTTGTGTTCTATTATCGAATCTGAAGTATGGAACTTGAGCCAACACTCTTTTTCTGGTTTCTGTCCACCCTTTTAATATTTCCCAACTCACTAAATCAAATCCGAAACTTCCAATCATGTAAGAAGAATATATTTGTTGTGCCATTGCTTGTTCTAAAGTGAACAATGTATTAAGTCCAGTAGATTCCCCTTGTTCAAATGCGAAAACATCGACTACTTTTCTATAACTGTTGATATCATAGTCATATGCAGCAGAAAGACCTGATACTGCACTGCTATACATTTCAGGAGTTTGGTTTATTAATGTTGCAATATTTATTCCAACCCCTTTAACATACTTTTTAGAATCGAATATTAAATACTCTTCTGTATATCCTGCCCATTTGGTAAAAAATTGGATAGCGTTTGTTATGTAAGTATATAATTGTTGATCACTCACTTCAACATTTATTAAAGGGTGTCCCAATTGC